CATCTGCGGCAGTCGTCTGGTGGTCACCCGGATGGGGAAAGGTTCTATCTCCGAAGCCCAGACCGGGATGATCCTATTAAAAACGGCTCCAAGCGGGAAGCCGCCGGAGCCGTCGAAAAGTGAGCCGAGGGTAAGCTGTCTATTCATTGGTATTTACCCCCGGTACATCCAAATATGCGGTTTTCACGCCGTTGCGTATTAGAAACACATTCTCTGCACCGCCAGCCTGTTCAATGTACCTTTTGACTATTACATCGCAAAACTTCTCGTCCAGTTCCACGGTGTGACAAACCCGTCCGGTCTGCTCACAGGCAATCAAGGTACTGCCCGAACCGCCGAAGGGGTCTAGAACAATGCAGCCCGTCATGCTGGAGTTAAGTATCGGGTAGGCTACCAGCGGCACAGGCTTCATGGTCGGGTGGTCAGTATTTTTCCTAGGTTTATCGAACTCCCAAATAGTGGATTGTTTGCGGTCGGAATACCAGGCGTGTTTACCCGATTTCTTCCATCCAAAAAGGATCGGCTCATGCTGCCACTGGTAAGGTGAACGTCCCAAGACCAGAGACTGTTTCTTCCAGATACACGTTCCTGACAGATAGAATCCCACATCCTTAAACGCTTTGCGGAAATTGAAACCCTCGGTGTCGGCATGGAATACATAGATACTCGCATCTCTTGCCATGGCTTTTTCAGTCAGGGTAAAAGCGTCCAGCAGGAATTGATAAAACTTTTCACCCACCATGTTGTCATTTTTAATTTTGCCCGCCGTACCCTCATAGTTGACGTTGTAGGGAGGGTCAGTCACCACGAGGTTGGCAAGCTTGCCATCCATAAGGAGGGCAAAGGTCTCTGTTTTGGTACTGTCTCCACAGACAACACGGTGCGGCCCTAAAAGCCACAGATCACCTGACTGGGTCACAGCAGGTTTGGCGAGTTCACCTTCAACATCGAAGTCATCGTCTTTTACGTCTTCGGCACCGCCCAGCAGTTGGTTCAATTCCGCGTCGTCGAAGCCAAGAAGGGATACATCGAAGTCAGAGGCCTGTAGATCGGCAACCTCTACCGAGAGCATTTCAGCGTCCCAGCCAGCGTTCAGAGCCAGACGGTTGTCGGCAATAATGTAGGCTCGCTTCTGGGCTTCGGTCAGGTGCTCCGCAAAAACGCAGGGTACCTGGGTAATACCTTCCTCTTTGGCAGCCAGGATGCGCCCATGCCCAGCTATTACATTGAGGTCTTTATCCACGATGACCGGGTTGACGAATCCGAACTCTCTGAGCGAGGCTCTTAGCTGAAGTATCTGCTCCTTGCTGTGGGTGCGGGCATTTCTGGCGTACGGCACCAGCCGGTCGATATTAACTTTTTCAAAACGCTCGGTTGTTTTCATTCTTATCGTCCTTTCCTGCCTGACAGCAGGGCTTCCATAATGTCGTCCTGCGGATTGCCGACGAAGGCAGTGGTGCAATTCTGTTTAACAATGTCAAAAATCTCATACCAGATGAGATTGGCCTGTTTCTGAAAGGATTGGCTCATCTGCACAAACGGACTGGTTATCGCTCCACCCGTGGTGGGATGCTTGCCCAAAAAGCCGTAGGTGCTGATGGCTTCCTCACACTGGATGTAGCGCGTGAACGCTTGAGCATAGGCTTCAATCAAACGCGGGTTGACGAACTTTTCACAACCGCGCTCCTTGAGCCATTTCCAGGTTTCTATATACAGATCGTCAGCGCCCAGCGGCTTACCGTCTTTTTGTCTGGTGCTTAGGTAATCGCTGGGCACGGGCATATCTTCTCCGTATAAATCCGCCGCATCATCAAGATCGTCTGCTTCAAGCATCGACTCAGGGTGCAGTTCCCGGACTTCTAAAACTTTAGCGGTTTTTCCAGCCATAATTTTGTCAGCAAGTGGCTGTGGCTTGTCACCGGCGCGGACCCGACGTCCGCCCCTGTTGGTTCCGTCTTTTGCCACAAGCCTTCACCTCCTTGCTGTGGCGGGGTTTAACCCCCCGTTTGAACTGTAATTTTTGCGCGCGAAGGGAGCCGCCCGTTCTCCGGGGCAGGGGCTATAGAGATTTGATACCCCCTGGGGGGTGAGACAATAAATTCATTTCCCCCAACGACCGCCTTCGCGGGCAGTGATCTCGGAGTGACAAGACGTACACAAACTCATGAGGTTGTCCACATCGTTGGTGCCTCCTTGGGATAGCGGCTTGATGTGGTGTACTTCCTCAGCAGGCGTGATCCGTCCGTCCTTTTGACATTGCTCGCAAAGTGGGTGCGCCGTGATATATCTATCCCGAATACGCTTCCAACTCCTGCCGTAACGTTTCTTCACGGCTGGGTCCCGCTGATAGCGTTCGTATCGTTTTGCTTCGTCCTTGGTGTGCTCCTCGCAGAATCTGCTGGCTGTCAGCTTGGGACAGCCAGGGTGGGAACACGGCCGCTTGGGCTTGTATGGCATTGGTTCACCTCGTTATTGGCATACAAAAAGCCCCCGCGGTTGTAACTCCGCGAAGGCTCTTGATACAGCTTTCGATATTAATATTATACTTGGTCCTCAGGCAAACACTCCCTCATAATTCCCTCATCTTTATCCGAACAGCATACTGCGCAGGTGGTTCAATGCATTGCTCCTTAATCTCTCCACGTGGCTTTCGCTGTAACTAAGTTCATTCATCAGACGGTAGGTTGCTCCGGACTTCTGATTGTCGCCCATGTAGTATTCAGATAAAATGTGCTGCTCGGTATCGGTCAGGCTGGACCAGGCAGGCTCGAACCATGCCATGTACTCAATCGCCTGGCTGTAGCGTTCCTTCAGGATGTCCAGCTTGTCAATCTGCGCTGCCAGTTTGTCGGCTCCAGCCTGGGGGTTCCTGGCAGACGGCATCCTGGATAGCTTCGGGATTCTAGGTGTTATCATTTTTTCGTACACGTTTTTGATTTCCTCTGGAGTGTTGTTGATGATAAACCGCATATTATTATAGTCGCGGATGGCGGCTACGGTAGCGGCGTTCTTATTAATATATTTCAGCGCAATCATGCTGCCACCTCCTTAAGGTTTGCTTTTACCGCATCTATCAAAGCGGTCTGGGTTTTGTCTTTGAGTCGTAAGGCTTGCATTACTTGCTCGTCAATCGTACCTTTGGTGATAATGTGATGGATAACAACTGTATCCTTCTGACCTTGCCGCCAGAGCCGGGCGTTGGTCTGCTGGTAGAGTTCCAACGACCATGTCAGCCCAAACCAGACCAGAGTGGAACCGCCCGCCTGCAGATTAAGTCCATGCCCGGCGGATGCCGGGTGGATCACGGCCAGCTGTATTTCTCCGTCATTCCATCTCTTGATGGAATCGCTGCTGTCCAGCTTCTCGGCGGGGAAGCGCTGAAGTATCCGCTCCAGATCATGCTTGTACCAGTAGGCAATGAGAACCGGTTTGCCATTGGCAGCTTCGATTACATCCTCAAGAGCATCCAGCTTGCGATCGTGGATTTTGGCTACTGAGCCATCGTCGGCATAAACCGCACCATTAGCCATTTGTAGCAACTTGTTTGACAGGCTGGCGGCGCTTCCGGCATCAATCTCTTGTCCTTCCAGTGAAAAGGCCAGATCCCGTTTCATGGTGTCATAGACCTTTTTCTCTTTGTCCGACAGCCGAACGGAGATCTCGTTTACCACGCATTCCGGCATATTGAGGTAGTCTGTGTTTTTCATGCTGATGGTGATATCGGAAATACGGCGGTAAATTTCATCCTCTGCTCCGGGTAGCGGTTTATAGCTAAATACCACAAGCTGATTGCGCTTTTCCGGAGTAAAGAATTTGTTACGGTAATGGGTGATGAAGCGACCGAGCCGCTGACCCATGTCAAGAATGCCGATTTCCGCCCATAAATCCATGAGACCGTTACCGGATGGTGTGCCTGTTAGCCCAACGATGCGTTTTACCTTCGGGCGGACGCGGCGAAGTGCCTTGAATCGCTTTGAACTATATGCCTTGAAGGAGGAAAGTTCGTCAACCACCACCATGTCGAAATCGAAGGGAAGGCCGCTCTTATTAACCAGCCAGTCCACGTTTTCCCGGTTGATAATATACACATCAACGTTTCGCATCAGTGCAAACTTGCGTTCCTGTTCAGTGCCAATGGCCACTGAGTAGGTCATGCCTTTCAGGTGATCCCACTTTTCGATTTCAAAAGGCCAGGTATCTCGTGCCACTCTGAGGGGGGGGATAACGAGTACCTTGCGGAT